TGGTGCTCCATCGGTGAGCAGCAAGAATGCTCCAGCTGCAGCATCTGCCTGGTCATCATGTCCTGGCTGTGATCCGTCAGTGACACCCTCAAGCTCCCGAAGGAAGGACTCATTCCACTCCCCTCGAGCCATCTTCACATTCCCTGCTTTCGCCTGGACGGCCAGGGGCTTCCAGTAGCTGAGTTTATTCTTGGTTTGGGGGTAGTACTGCACATCGAAGCCCATGAGGTGGTGCACATAATCCTTGACCTCATACTTACCTGCTGATCCCGGGTCCTGCCACAGACCGATGGTGGTCATCCGTCCATCCTGGCTTGCCATATTCTTAATGGCTCGGTGCACATCATAGGGCTCACCTCTGAAATGGGAGGCATGCATGATGTAGAACCTACCGTCTACCCCCTTCCTGAGCTTGATTCCTGCACTCCAGTCGGGATCAGGGTTGAGTTCACTGGGATTAGTTGCAGCTCGGTCCCAGAATCGCACCTCAACCTGGGCTGGTGGTATCTCAACAGGATCGAGGATCTCGAAGTACTGCCGCTTGAAGATCTCGCCTGCAGTGGGACGAGCAAACCAGTTGCCTCCCATGAGCCTCTTCTGCTCATAATCGAGCAGCGCATTGAGATTCGCCAGGTAGCCTGGGTCCTGGTCAAGCAAGATCTTGTTATCGAACACCGATGAGGGAATGAAGGTGAAGCTTTTTGGATGACAGCCTGGGTACTTGCGCTGTAGATCATCTTTTTCAGCTGCCCAGATGATCTCTCCTGACTGTCTGATAAACCAACGGATCACCCCACTTCGCTCTTTGATCGGGAAACCTGAGTCCTGATCTATCCACCAGGAGATAAACGGCAGGATCCAGCTGTCGGGATCAGGGTTCGTACTGGCTCTCATGTAGGGCTTTATGCCGCAGGTAGAGCGGTTTCGCGATAACATGTACCAGAACATCGACTCAGAAAAATGGGTGAGCTCATCAAACTCGATTAAGGGGATCTGGGCTCCCTGGAACTTATGCTTCTTCTTCTCATGGTCAAAGTTTCGAAATGATATCACCGAACCCGCCTCAAAGCGGTACTGATGGATAGGAGTGGCTACTGGGGTTGCTCCGAAGTTCGGATACAGATCCTGGGAGACCTCCCACAGTCCTCCCTCCATCGTGATCTCATCAGCGTAGCGGCGGAAGATGACAGCCGAGAACTTCGGGATATGCACATGCCGAAGCGGCTCAAGCAGCAGTCCGTATGACTTCCCTCCTCCTGCAGCCCCACCATAGATACAGATGTCTGCTGGTGTTGATAAAAAGGCCTCCTGCGGCCCCTCTTGCGGTCGTATGAGCACTGGTGTTACTTAGGTTGCAAGCTGATGTCGAGTAACGATCTCATGGATCCAGCGTTTACTGATCCCGTAGCGCTCTTCGAGTATCGTGAGCACGCGCATCTTCGGAATGTTTGGCCTGGAGCACAGACTCTGATAGTCATTCCAGATCTTCTCATGCTCAATTGCCTTGGATATCTTCTGCGGGAAATAGAGATTGATCCCAGCAAAGTTCTTCAGGATCTCCATCATCTTCTCATCGTCATCAATCATCCTGGCAAGATCCTCTAACTCCTCTGTGAGCTCAACGTGAATATCGCCATCCTCTGTATGCAATACCATCTTCTAATCCTCCCTTCTATTATCTGGTAGATAGATCTCTATCTTGTTGCTTCCATCAATGTGTCCTGAGTGGCTGACATCCTGCTTGTCGCTCCATCCGATCTGCTTGAGTGAGAAGATGGCCATACTTGCGTTCAATTTGCCTGATAGGGCTCCTTTTTCGAGCACAGATTCCTTTTTGGTGATCAATTTTTTAATAGCGTCATTCAATTCCGGGAATTCATACAGCTGCTGACGGTGCATGCCAAGCTCATAGGCGCACTCTGCGAGAACTGGTAGTGGTGTGTTATCAGTGTAGGCGTTGATCTTCTCTTCAATCTCTTTGAGCAGCTTCTTGGTGTACTTTCTCGGCCGTCCCGCTGGCATTATTCATCCTCCCGGTCAGTATCATCATTGGTGGTCCAGAGCTCTCCGTTTTTGATCACCACAGGATCTATCCCATTCTCCTTGCACCACCTGATGTAGCGCTGGACTCCCACATCCACGTACTGAGGGTCAATCTCCATGGCGTAGGCCTGACGGTGTGATTTCTCGCAGGCAATAATGGTGGAAGCTGATCCTGAGAAGAGGTCGAGGACCTTGTTCTGCTTGGGCGTAGTGTTGTTCCTAATTGCCTTCATGCACAGATCCACCGGTTTCTGAGTGGGGTGCACGTAGGTTTGAGCTGAGTCTTTTCGAATCTCCCAGACTGTTGATTCATCCCGGAAGTGAGAAAGCATTTCGATGAGCTCTGCCTTCTTGAACTTCTCGAGGTCTATCTCCTCCTGGCGAAGGATGGTCCGCTGTTTTCTATCTCCAAACCAGCTGTTGTTATTACCTTTCTTCCTGGCATAAAAGCACGGCTCATGGGACCAGTGATAGTCTGAGTGCCCCATGACCATGCCCTTATTCCAGATGATTTGCTCTTTGACTTCAAATCCTGCATCATTGAGCGCAGTCTCGAAGATCATCTGCGTGCTCGAGGCATGCCACACGTAGACCGCTGGGTTTTCTTTGGAAAAGGCGTACAGCTGCTGAAAAGATCCATAGAGTAGCTGGTAGAGCGCATCGCCTCGAAGCTTATCACCCTCAATAATCTCCCATTCTCGCCCATTGGGATTGTTCGTACCCTTGTAGCTTACTCCGTAGGGAGGATCGGTGAAGATCATATCGGCGAGTTCTCCGTCCATAAGGTTTGCCACATCCTCACCGCTTGTTGCATCGCCACACATGAGCCGGTGGTCTCCCAGCTGCCAGATATCACCTGGTTTGCTGATAGCAGGAACATCAAGCTCCACGACATCATCATCTTCGGTCTCATCGGGCTCTTCATCGAAAGCAAGTTTGAGCTCATCATCAACAAAGCGGAAGGTATCCCGGATCTCCTCATCGAGGTCTTTCAGCCATGACTGCAGCTCTTCTACATCGAACTCACCATACTGGCTGGTGATGCTCAAAAGCTTTCTCTTGGCATCCTCGATGCTCTCTGCGTGGATATAATCAACGGGGATGAGGGGAATGTCATAGCCGTCTTTTCGAAGGGAGAGCAGTGCCTGCAGCCTCTGATGGCCATCGAGGATGAAGTTATCTCCCTCATGCTCCCAGATGAAGATGGGCGCGATAAAGCCATCGGTGAGGATACGGGATTTCAGCTTCTCAAGACTTGTTTTGGAGAGCTTCTTCAAGCCTCCCTGGAATTCGATGATTGCATCGATGGGAAGGGTGTCAGCTCCAGTGCATTTGATCTGGATATCGGGTGTTTTGGTTCTCTCTAGTACATAAAACTCGCTCATAGGGATAGTCTATGAGCGGTGTGTGGTCAGTGGGAAGGGGGTTAAAAAAATTAGAAATAATTCACTCACGAATACAAGATTTACTTTTATTTCTGAATCAAATTACGCCTAAATCCAACACCAGTCGTCCAAACATAGACAATATTTCCATCATCCATAGTAAAATCAACCGCATTCTTTAAATACATTGTAGGTCCATTTAGAGATCCAAAAGATAATCCATAAAGGATACAAATATTGGGGGCATCCCAGAATGGAATAACACCTGAAACAGAATCATAATTTGTTCCGTAATAGTACATATCAAATAATGAGGCTTCAAAACCAAAAAATGTACCATTTTTAGACTCATTCGCAGGGAATCTGAAATTTACAACTCCAATATTTATGTCACCAGTTGCTGCTAATCCGTACACAGCACTCCCTAACTGCACACTACTACCAACTGTAATATGAGATTGATTGTAAATATCGTATCCCGTCGCAATTCCATATTTCACCCCTAAGTCAAGGGAAAAATCACCTGAATCAGGATCTGAATCAGTCAGATCAAGCACTCCAGTTTGCAAAAAATCATCTATCTCAAAAAAGATAGCATCGCTGACTTTTTCTTGCGCACTAATATGTGTTGTGCTTATTAAAATCAAAAAACCAAATACTACAAACACTTTCCTCATAACTCGCCTCGTTTATTACTTCTGCTTCTTCAAAAATACAATTTCTTTGTTTAGCACCCGCAATTTTCTTTGACAAGTTGAGCTAGTTTTGCGAGCGCCTAGTTTGGTACCTACTTTTTTAATAACTTTTCTTTCTGAGCGCTAAATTCACTCTCAGTCAACACTCCAGAATCCCGAAGTTCAGCAAGCTTCTTGAGCTCCTCAGCAATGCTGGGAGTATTCAATTCTGAGGTGTTTTGTTTATTCCTCTCGCTATCAGCCTTTTTTATAAGCAATTCAACTAAACCGTGCCAGTGTCGAACTTCTGATAGGGCGTTTTTGTAGGTATCGGATTTCTTGTATGATGGTTTATCTAGAAAGCGAATGGGAAATGTCGAATGTTCATAGTCATCGACAGTTATTAGTAAATCAATATGGCTAACCAGGTTTTGACTTTTGCCAGTACTCGTCCCAAGCGCAAATCCTACATTAGGTGCTACTCCCATACCCATGTGGCTTGAGACTGTTTTAGTTATGACATCGCCATCTTCTACGATCTGTGAGGCGATTAGCTGTTTATAACTATATATGTACGATTTTGTGAATGTATTAATGTTTTTCACAATGCATATCGACTTTTTGTTTTCATCAAATGCGATGCCAGAATTTCCATCAGCTCCAGAAAAAGTTTGTGCTGATGTAAAATTGTTAAGAGTATTTGTGCGCTCGATTACTTTTCCCTTTCCCTCTTTATATTTTGATGATTTTTGAACCATTCCAATTAGTTGATAGAGGATATAAACACCCAACGATACAGGTATTAAGAAAAACACAAATTTTACCGCATTAAAAAAGTTTTCCATCGCAACCCCCAATCATCATAGCCTGTTCCTTCATTTTCCCTGCATATTTATCTGTTTTCGGTACATAATACCCCACAAAAAGATAGCTTGCAAAAGTCATGAAAAGAATGAGTCCCACCCATATTTGAGTAAACACCCTTTAATAGCAAATACTACCAGGTTATTAGGTCCCAGTCCATATTTTTTATTTTTTGCAAAACTGACATTTGATCATATCTCAGAATTATTAGGGCTTATGCTCTCTTTTACAATATTTCCAACCATAATCTTACCTACCTCCAAACTCCACCACCTCCCCACACTGTGGACATTTGAACTGCTTACCATTGGTATTCATCGGCTTTCTACATACCGGGCAAGTTCTCCCTGATAGCCAGTAGCCGAAATAATCATCTCGTACCCGGCCGTCTGGATTCTCGCCGTAGAAATGCCTGAGGTCACTTGTTCCTGCGTATATCGCTGTCTCTGGTGTGCTCATCACTGGCCTACCTTCCCTGGCCTTTTGCAGGTTCAAAGCGCTTTTTACGCTCAACATCATCGATCATCTTGCGAAGCCTTTTGGTGTGCTCTGCAAGCTCTTCTGGGGTGAGGGATCGCTCCTGGATCTGCTTGGGTTTGTGAAACTCAATCCTCCTCTGCCGATCTCGAGCGAGCTCAATAGCTTCACCCAGGTGCTCTTCGAAGATGGCAATATCAGGCACCATCTTCCATTTCGAGCTAAAGCGCTTGAGACACACCTCAAACAAGGCATCAAGGAGCTCCGGTTGCTTTGACCCCAGGTAGGTTACTACCGCATCCCGTTGGCCTTGGGGATAGCTCGTCCCGTAGTACGCCTGGATCTTGGATATAAACTCCTGCAGCTTCATACCACCACCCCCTCACGCTTAGCCTCAGCCTGCTTGATGAGCTCAAGAAACTCCTGGTCCAACTCCCCAGGTGGGGGATCTGCACCTCCTGCTTGGTCCCTGAAAGTCTCGAGTACTCGATCGAAGATGCCCCCAGCGTTGAGTGCTGATGGGAGAAACGGCTGTGATTTCCAGAATCGATCTTTGCCTGCTTTAAGCTCCCAGAAACGTGTAATCATGCTTTTCAAAAACTCATCATGGGCATCAGGGTCCCGGGCTTTCGCTTTTTTGATCAGCTGCTTGATAGCCTTGCCCTCCTTGCCGTAATCGGTGAACTTCTCCCCGTTTTTCGACAAGAACGCCTTCTGGACCGAGGTGTAGAGCTCAGTGTCCTGATTTGATGATCTCCTAGCCGGTGGTGATGGGGGTGGTTCTGGGGGTGTAAGCTCCTGCTCGTCTCCCGATGGCGGTGAAACTTTTAGTTCGCCGCTATTCTTAGGAATTGGATTAGGTATTGGTATTGGAGTAGGAGTAGGAGTAGGAGAAGGAGATGGAGCATTGCCAACTGTATGCAGATTGCATGCGGCCTGCTCTGCGGATTGCATACGGTTTGCATCATCTTCTGTGCAATCGGCTATACCATCGGCACTCCTATCCGTATTGCCCTTTGCTTGTTCTGCCATCTGCATGCTATCTGCACTGCCATCTGCATTGCCACCTGCAGAGGCTTCTGGATTCGAGTTTGCATTGCCTTCTGTATGCCGGTCATCAGCTGATTGCATTGCCCATCGTTTGCGGGCATTCTGCCTGGCAATCTCAGATCGCTCATTCTGGTAATATATCCAAGGCTGATGGTCCTCCCATCCGTGAAGTGAGTAGACGCCATCCACACACTCAAGGAAGTTGATCTTCGGGTCACTGAGGCCCTTGCAAAACACTGTTGGATCCTCATCCCAGCCTGCAAGCTCAGCAATATCTACCTCATCAAGGTCCTTGAAGACCCCTTTGGGATAGAGTTTTGCTGAACTGGTCCACAACCGTACCAGGGCATAGAATCCTTTATGTCCTAATACCCTGATAAGGCGCTTGGTCTTGGGATGTTCGAAAAAGTTTATATCGAGTCGAATATCATCTCGTGCCATATTATTTGCTGTTATCTCTCCATTGATGCGCTATGGGATCTCTCCTTTCTGTAGAGAGACTTCCCTCGGCTGATACACTTGTAGTCATACTTCCCTCCCTCCCGGGCGTACCTGAGGTATCGCAGTACCGTATCGGGATAGGGGCGTCTGACTACTCCGGTCTTTCTGAATATCCGTGAGGTAACCTTCTTCTGCAGCTCGAGAGCTGAGAACTCAGCGTTCTCTGGAGTCTCGTGGAGCACCTGGACGGTTACCGATCTGATCGTTGCCTTAGCTGGTAATCTGTGCATGGTCTCCTCCCCTAGAACGGTATGTCATCATCGAAGAACTCGGGACCCTGCCCTGAGCTTTTAGCTCCCTGACTCTGGGGTGAAGCCCCGCCTCCACTAAACTCAGCATGAGTTCTTGGTTGGGGAGGCGTGTTCTGGTTCTGGCTAGCCTGTGGCTTCTCAGTCTTCCCAGAGGAAAGCAGTTGGAGATTCGTTGCAGCAATACTCACCTTTGATCTGTTCTGGCCATCCTGCTGCCACCTCGATTGCCTGAGCTCTCCCTGCACTGCTATCTGCTTTCCCTTCGTGAGGTAGCGCTCCAGGCTCTCAGCGGCCCTTCCCCAGAGCTGGATGTCAAAGAAACTCGCTTCCTCTCTCCAGCTATCGCCTTCTTTTTTCCGGCGATTGACCGCCATACTCAGGTTTGCCACAGCCGTTCCACCTGAGGTGTAGCGAAGCTCAGCATCGCGTACCAGGCGGCCAACAAGGACCACCATGTTGATATCCTGGGACATCTATACCACCTCCTCAGTCATTCGTTTCTGTGCCTTCTTGTCCTTCTTTTGCCTTAGGTCGGTGAGACTATGGAAGGTGATTTTCGTATCGTTACACAGCTCGATGACGATGGTGGATCCTGATAGCTCTGCGGGCTCTCGAAACTGGGGACACCAGTCTCCGCACTCTAATCCTGCTGGGTGATAGGGACAATATTGATATTTTAGCGTTCCTGCTCGCTTGATCTTGAGCAGGCCTTCGCCAGTAAGTAATCCTGTTAACATGTAGGTATCTCCTCGATGGTTATGACAACATGTGATTTCTTTCCCCTCGGGGCATAGAATTTCCTCGATCTCAGATCTGCTACCTGACGGTCATCGTGCCAGATCCCTGACTCACTCAAGGCATCAAGGACTGCCTTATTGAGATTATCGAGGTCAGGTTTTTTCGTGTGGCAGATAATCTTGTCTTCATCCTTCTTTCTATTCATGCTCTTAGGTCGGTCAAAGTAGTAATCGATGGTGACTTTCACCGGTACTCCCTGTTCATAGCGACCAGGGATACGTACGAATAGATTGATGATCTGAGATTTATAGGCTTTGGTCGTTGGTGGGTTATAGATCCTCGGCCGCCCAGCGACCACGGTCGCCCGTGGACGTGGCTGGGCAACCGGGTCGGCTATAACCTCGACCCGGCATGGAGTATTCATTTAGAAAAATAGCTCTCCTGTACTCTCCTCGTACGCTTCATCTGCATCTTCGCCTCCCATGTCTTGGGGAGGGGTGAGCACATCATCCTCTGACGGCTCTTCAGGCACCTTCGGTTTCACTCGGCTCTTGATCCGATCAGCCTTCGTTGCCGGCTTCTCGGGCTCAGATTCGGGGATCTCTGTCTCAGGGGTCACATCCCGGTCAAGGATCGCCTCAGGTTTGTCTGTTGCCTCCTCGACACTCCACAGCCCCATGAGCACATCAGCGAAGGCATCGCGTATTGCCCATCCTCGGGCTCTCCAGAGCAGCATCCGCTCAGGATACTGTGCCCAGGTGTTCCGGCCCCACAGTCCTGCCCGCTTTGCCATCTCGACTGAGAATTCCCGGTAGATGGTCCTGCCTTTTCTGGTGATCTTACAGAAGGCTGTCCCATCATCCTTATAGCCGTCTTCATAGCTCTCAGTCTCATGATGTCCCTGGGCGATAGCCGTCAGAGCATCTCCGTACACGCTGGGTTTTCCGTTGACCACCGCGATGTTCTGTACCGCCAGCAGGGGGTTTAGCCCGATCTGTGAGCCGTAGGCCATGGCCAGATATACATCTGCTGGTTTCCCTCGGTAGGCAGCCGGACAGAAGGCTGATTTGCAGAAGCTCTCTGCTAATTTGTAAGCCTCATTCTTGGTGGTGGGCAGATACATGTCTGCCCCTGCTTTATTCTTCGCAAGTTGCGTATTACTATCGTTCATCTAAAAACTCTCCCGGTTGACTGAAATCGTGTGTAGATTTCTGGGTATAGTGATTTGCAGGTGTTCCTGTCAAACTTTGGCTTGAGACATGCCTGGTAGACATCAGGGTGCTGACCCTTGAGATCCTTTTCCTTAAAGGATGAGAGCTTCTGCTCTTTCCAGGTATGGAGCTTGTTGCCATCTGGGTCGCAGAGGACGGTGTACTCTTTCATGAAGCCTTTTATCTTCACTCTCAGATCCTCCATCTTCGCCTCCAGCTCCTTCTTGCTGACCGCAGCTTTCTGGAGCTCTCTCTCCCATTCCATGACCTGGTAGTCGGCATAGATCGACTCTTCATTCCCCTTCGGCCACCTTTTGGCAGCATCGCTGTCAGTGATGGGGTCTGGCAGGTCTCCCCGGCTGATCGTATCCCAGAAAGCGATTTCAGCGTGCAGGATCATCTCCTGGAGCTCGCTATCGGGTGTGATCGGGTAGATTCTCAGATCATTGCCACCGATTAAGGCAGCGAGATCTGCATTCTCCCAGTTGGGGAACATCAGGTAGTGCTGGACCTGGATGAAGTAGGTATCCGGTACATCGTCACTCCCGCTGGAACCCCATTTTGAGAGGGTCCATTTATCAGCGGATTTGCATTCAAGTACTTTTTTCTGGTTGAGGACCCTCCTGTCGATGTGAGCCATGATGAAAGGATGCTCTTTCAATCTGAAAGTTTGGTTTGCCCGGGCGACCTTGCTTCTCGTCTCATCGGCATACCATTGGGCGATGACCTCTTCTAAGCGGTTACCAGCTTCAGTGAAGCGATTCCCCTTAAAGGGTTCTACTCGTCCGAGCTTCTCTTCTGCAAGCTCGAAGGGGGTCTTGTATGGGTTAATCCCCAGGATGGTTGCAGCATCAGATCCTCCTATACCGGTGGTCCGCTCCTGGAGAAATTCCTGGCGATCTGGGGGTATGGTTAAGGTTGGACTAGACGTGTCCCGTAGTTCCATGAGGCTATTCATACGAGCACCTCCTGGACGTTGCCGCGTAGATTCTTGGATCTCTCGATTAAGTCTACGACCTGTCGGGATTGGACTCGGATGCGAAATGTTGCGTAGCGCATCTCGTCCTCCCCCTTCTCTGCGATAAAAGTGAGATCTCGAATCAGTTGCATCTTTTTGATAACTTCTTCAAGCATCTGCTCTTGTGTTGTGATAGTCATATGTGCTATCCTCCGGTTTAGATGTTGGGTCCCCGAGAGGGGGCCTTTTTTGTATGTGAGACATGTACGAGTGAGTACATGACATCCGCTTCTTCCCATCATGATTGGTCTGCATACTTTCCCATGACGATGCGCTGCCGCTCTTTGACCGGTAGGTCTTTCCACATCTGTTTTCTTTTGTGCGGTGGAATTTTTTTCCATTCCAAATACTCCTGCAGCGGCCATCTATCATGACCATCTTCGTAGGCTGATACCCCAAATCGGGGCAACAAGTACCTGCTTCTTCCCCTCAGTGCTGTAGTCGACACATTCTCAATCTTGCTGATGTCCTTGATTTTCACCACCTCGGGCATCTTCGTCATTGAAATAATGAGCTGGAACCAATCTTGTAATTGCGAGATTCCATCTTCAAGTCTCTTCAAATCCTCCTTGGTAAAAACGCTAACCTCTACCATGTCTCCTCCTGGTTTCTTTTCTGGAGTTTTTCAATGAGTGCCTGTTCTACCCAATCCTGCAACGCAAGATTTGCTAGTGCAGCTTCCGATTTTGCTCGGTGGTGAACATCTGGTTTCACCCATGCGAACAACCGTTTCCGTTTACAATCGTTTACGTTTTTCATATCTACACAATACTCGTAATTACGATTTTGTCAAGAAGTTCTACACTTTTTATTCAGTTTGTGTTAATGTATACGAGACAAGGAGATTAGCGATGGTAAAGCAGATGGAAACTATGATCGGATTTTGGAAGCGTGTGAAAGAAGCGCTCGCAGATGATGAATATAATCAAGCCTGGTTGTGCAGAGAACTCGATATCCCCACCGGGACCATGTCTACATGGATTACCCATGATCGATTGCCAAAGGCAGACTTGGCTGCTAAAATTGCCAAGCTTCTTGGGGTAACAGTCGAATATTTAGTTTTCGGCGACGAAGAAGAAAACTTCAATGAGCAGCTTGGTAATTCTGAACCTATAAACGGTTCCTTCATCACCCCATCGCAGAAGGAGTTTGAGTTGTCGTCAAATCAGAAAGTGATCGCCGTGCCTATCCTAAATCAGAAAGTTTCTGCTGGACCTGGTGAAAATGTATTTAATGAGCTTCCTGAACCTGAACAGTATCTTCCTGTCTTGGCGCATCTCGTATCGGGGTTTGATGCAAATGCCCTCCGAGTAGTAGAAGTCAAAGGAGACTCCATGACTGGGGTCCAGCTCTTTGGTGGGGATCTCGTCGTCTTTGCAGCAAACCATATTGATAGTAATGGGATTTATGTCATTTCTATTGGTGGAGAGGCGATGGTAAAGCGTCTAGAGTTTGACAGGTTCAATAATCTCGTAAAAGTAAAATCTGAAAATAAGCAGTATGATCCAATTATCATACCTGCAGATCATGAGAATTTAAGGATTGAGGGGAAGGTTGTTGGATGGTATCATAGACATCCTTATTAGTGCTTCCTAAAAATAGATAGAATATTAACTTCGCTAATTCTGAGTTCTTTTCAACCCAGTCTCTTCTTCGAAGATGCTTTTTAAATCTATAATCGGGATATTCAAATCGCTTACTAGTTTTTTTGTAAAATCCAGAACGATTGGATGTCCTTTTCTTTCTTTTGCATATTTCTGATATATTATGTAATCATGAATCAAGTTTAATTTCCTCGCGTATCTAGGATCAACTTTCCCATACATACATAAAGTTGAAACACCTTCAGAAAATGTTTTTGTTTTTCTTATACCTTTTGATTTTATTAATTCTAACTCCAATTTGGTTAGATGGCTTATAATACGTCCATAAAGTTCTAGCGTCTCAATGTACATTTCTACTGGACCAGTCTCCTTTTTGGAAAATGAATCTATTTGCCTCTGGCAGAATCTTTCCCTACTTTTAGGGTCAGTCACTGTTAATGCAAATGAAAATATTACTACAAGCTCAGAAATGATTATGATCATTGTAAAATTCAGCAGTAAGTTATGAACAATAACGGGAAGGGATTTATTAATTGTTGACATATTCAGGAACGATCCACCCACGCTAGCAAAACCCAAAAATGCAATTATCAAAATCCAGCGGTGTGTATTCCTAGCCATTTCAGTAACAACTTTTTCTAGCTCATAATTTACCCTAATTTCTTTATCATTCTGATTTCTATAAAAAATATATCCAGCCAATGTTAGGCCAAAAAGACCACCAACAACTTGGGCTGATGCAGAATACAAATACAATATTTGACTACTATCAAGAGTCAAAAGAGGGTAGAAACTTGTAACCATGGTTGTAACAAATATTAGCAGTGCATAAAGGATGAAGTATTTCTTCATAGACCAACTCCTTTTCTTACTTATTAAATAACAACAAACCCGGGAGTCACATTCATATTGTTTACCATATTGAATTTTAACTAAACACCCATTAAGCTTTTTTCACCCAACCCAAAAGAATGATCTCGCTTTTACTAAGAATTAAGATTACTTTCACTAATTCATGAGATATCATCGGTATTGATGAGTAACCAGTCAGAATTGGAGGAAGTTTTGGCAAAGAATACAAAAAGAACCTCAAAACCCAAGGCAACAAAGGCATCAAAGATTTTGAAAGACCCAAATTCTTCAAAAACGCAAAAATCTTTGGCGGCTTCTGTATTGTCTCAAAGGCGCCCAGAAGCCGAAACAAGTGAAAAAATGGATGATTTAGCTGCAAAAGTCCTTTCCAGCGAAAAGTATGCCAAAGAAACCAAAGAGCTAGCGGGATCAGTTTTGTCACAGGCAAATGGTAAAGAAAAATAAATAGTTCCATGCAAGAAAATAGAGAAACCCTAGAGTATTTATACTCTTCAAGAAATCTATATATTCAGAATCAGTATGACCAGTGTAAAGAACTCGATCGAAATATGTTTCTTATCTCTTCGGGAGTTTTTAGTTTGTCAATTACTTTCATCAACACAATCATACCACATCCTGTAAAAACATGCGTTCCATTACTGATTATCTCTTGGGGTATTATTCTTAGCTCAATAATAACATCACTGATTGCCTACATTTTGAATTATTATGCTTATAAAGAAGCAATCAGAATTATTGATTATCGGATTACAAATAATAATAATGAGCCGGAAAGGGAAAACTTATATACACCAATTCTTGAAGTGATTAACGTTGTAACTCTAGCTCTGCTTGCAATTGGATTGGTCATATTGGTTGTATTTGTTGCAGACAATATGCGAGTGAGGTAATATCTATTATGAGCTCAAATGACCAAAAAAAACCAGACAGAAAACCAGTACCCCCAACTAGTGACCCACCAAGTCGATATAAAGAGAACAGACCCAAACCGGGTTGTGCACCTCCTCCCCCGCCACCTCCAAAACCTAAAAAAGAGTGAAATTTTATAAAGTATTTTCAATACTAACATAGAGGTTCCTGAATAAGTGATAAAGGTATGCATTGTATTGAAATAATGGTACTAGAAAGGTGTAAAAGCATGAAAAACGGTGTTTTTCACGCAAAACCCTTGCACCTGGAGTTGTGTGTGTACCGAAAGAAGCCCGAAGATAGACAACCGGAGTTTATAGATTTCTATCTGAAATTTGGCGGAAGACTGAATCCGAGAAACCGATGGGTACGGCTGGCGAAGCTCATCCCCTGGGAAGAGTTCGAAGCTGAATATGCGAAGGTATTCCCATCTCATACCGGTGCACCGGCAAAGCCGTTTCGTATGGCACTGGCAGCATTACTGATCAAAGAGATGAAACAGCTTTCTGATGAAGAGTTGGTAGAGGATATCAAAGAGAATCCGTATTACCAGTATCTGCTTGGGTTGCCGTGTTATCAGGATGAGGCACCCTTTGAAGCTTCGAGTCTGGTACATTTCCGTAAACGCATCAGAGCTGAGGTGCTGCAGGAGATCAATGAGAAGATTGTGAAGCGGCAGATGGCACAGCAGCACAAAGATGGTGAAGAAGAAGATGATAGTGATGATGATCAGGGTACAGCGCATGGCAGCGATGGGGATCAAGCGGTTGTGCAGAAGGAAGAGCAGGATGTGGGGAAACAGGGAAAACTGTTAGTAGACGCTACCTGTGTGCCGGCAGATATCAGATACCCGACGGATCTGGGTGTGCTCAACGAGGCGAGAGAGAAGCTTGAAAAGATCATAGATGTACTCTATGAGCCGGTAGGGGGAAAGGCGAAGAAGCCGAGGACGTATAGGAATCAAGCGAGAAAAGCATTCCTGCAGGTATCCAGGAATCGGAGACCGAGAAAGAACCAGATTCGCAATGGTATCCGCAAGCAATTGCAGTATATCAGACTGCAATGCTCAAGGAGCTGAGTTCGTTATCGGATTTGAGCAGGCGGGAATACAAGAATCTGCTGGTTTGTACTGAGGTGTTCCGGCAGCAGGAACAGATGTACCGGGAAGGATTGTGAGTGTAAGCCAACCGCAAGTACGGCCCATGGTGAGAGGGAAGGCCCGTGCGGCAGTAGAGTTTGGAGCGAAGATTTCAGTATCGAGGGTGGATGGCTATGCGTTTCTGGAGACGCTCAGGTGGGATGCGTATCATGAAGGCAATGAGTTGATAGCGCATATTGAAGCGTATAAGAAGCGGTATGGGTATTATCCTGAGAGTGTGCATGCAGATAAGATCTATCGGACCAGAGATAATCTGCGGTACTGCAAGAAACTGGGGATACGGTTAGCAGGACCGAAGTTGGGGAGACCACCGAAAGATACACAACTGCATAAAGCGATTTTGAAGGCATCAAGGGCAGATGAGATAGAAAGGATACCGATTGAGGGAGTATTTGGGGTGGCGAAACGGGCGTATAGTCTGGGACGATTGAAAGCGAAGCTGCAGGAAACCAGTGAGACGACCATCTCGCTGGTCATCCTGGGGATGAACTTGAAGAAGGTCCTCCGGGATCTCTTGGCTCTTTTGATCAGGCTGTCAGGAAGGATGAGATTTCAGCTGGTTTTCATACAAAAACCAGCTGAAAGTATATGAAATGTGAAAAGTGAGATTATTCAGGAGCCTCTAATAACACTTGTTATCCTTTCAGTTGTGGGTATAATGGGTAAGAGTGAGTAATTTGCAGACTATTTTTTTATTGGAGTACTCATATGTCTGATGCACATCTTACGGGCTCTATCTCTTGGAATAATCCTTTAGCAGATACAGAATCAATTACTTTAGCCGAATATCTGGATTTCTATTCGAATAGAATAGTTCAAGAAAGTGAGAAGCTATTCGTTAGAGAGTTTCTTTTCCCATTGTTTGGTGAGAAGAAAATCAAATATGTCATTCCACAATATCCATTTATCGATTCAGAAGGGAAAAATAGGCGTATAGATTTTGGCATTGTGTATGAACAGCAAAAAATCGCATTGGAAGTAAATGGTGAGACATACCATGCTGAAGGTGTTATACCTAATGAAAACTTCGATGACAACTTAAATAGACAGAATGAAATTCTAAATGCTGGATGGTCTCTTCTAAGGTTTTCTTATAACCAATTATTATCAGATTTATGGAGAAAACGAGTACGTGATGCTTTATTTAAAATAGTTCAGAAAAAAACTCCATCTTTAATATCACAAACTTCAATAATACCAAATTATTTACAGCAAGAAGCATTAGCTGCCTTAAATTATTATAGGAGTGTTGGGTGGAAGAAAGGAATAGTTGTATTACCAACAGGAACAGGGAAGACCTACTTATCGGCTTTCGATTCTTTAAACGCTCAAGGTAGAATTTTATTTATTGTTCATAGATTAGATATCCTCACTCAATCAAAAGAATCATTTGAACGGATATACACTGGTAAGAACTTAGGTCTTTTAACAGGTGAAGTAAAAGAATATATTCATGATTCTAAAGTTCTATTTGCTTCAAAAGATTCTTTAAGAAATCCTGACAATTTACAATTATTTAATCAAACTGAATTTGATTACATTATTATTGACGAAGTTCACCATGGCCAAGCCCCCTCATATAAGATTATCTTAGATTACTTTTCCCCTAATGTTTTCTTATTAGGATTAACAGCTACACCTGATAGGATGGATAGAAAAGATATCTTTGAAATTTTTAACTACCAAAAAGTATTTGAATTTAGTCTTAATGAAGCAATAGAAGAAGGGTTTTTAGTTCCTTATACATATTATGGGCTAAAGGATAATATTGATTATAGTAATATTCGATACAATGGTAATAAATACAATGTTACTGATTTAGATGACACTCTTATTATTAAAGAAAGAAACGAGCAAATTCTAAAGGAATATATAAGTAAAGGGGGAGTAAATAAGGCGTTAGGATTTTGCTGTTCTATAAAACATGCAGATGCTATGGCAAAATTCTTTACAGACAATGGGGTTCCTGCGATTTCTATTACTTCTAATACTGAGAATCGAGATGTTGAAATTGAAAAATTCAAACAAAATGAATACCCTATAGCTTTTACTGTAGATCTTTTCAATGAAGGAATTGATTTTCCTGATATAAATGTACTTATGTTTTTACGTCCAACTGAATCTAAAACTGTATTTATGCAACAACTAGGAAGAGGCTTAAGACTCTGCGGTTCAAAAAGTAATGTTATAATTATTGATTTTATTGGTAACTATAAAAAAGCTAATAAAATAAGACAGTATTTATCAAAAAAAGGTAAACCTAAAACTAATCCCAAAAATGGTAGAACAGAAAAAGTCATATATGAGTATACTCCAGGGTGTAAAGTTTATTTCGATTCTGAAGTAGAAGAAATTCTCGATAATCAAGATTTTTCAGATCGTCAAATTACCAAAGAAGATTTAATTGGAGCATATTATGATTTAGCAGAAATTTTAAATAAAAAACCAACTCAGGATGAGTTAAATAATCTTGGGGAGTTTAAGATATCTAAGTATTTTAGCATTTTTGGATCATGGACTACCTTCCTGAAAGAAATAGGAGAGCATACAGAAGCCAGTTATCATTTCCCACAAGGAACACATTTAGGACATATATTATATATTGTTAAAACTGTTGGTTCAAATAATACAGCATATAGTCACTTAAAGGACAAATATATATGTTTTACAGGAAATTATAGCTCAGAATTTGGTACATTCCAACGTCAAACAAAATATAAATTACAAGCTGCAATGGAGATGGGGTTGTTAGTTGATTTCAGAGAAAATGCATTATCAGATTCATTTAAATTATTACTTACATCAGAAGGGCAAACTCTCTATAAGCATTTGAAATCATTTTTTGAACAAGTTGATTTTTCATTTGACATCACCGGTAAAACTGGCGAATTAAGTTGGAATATGAATTGCAGAAATAGTATTGTTAATGATTTATTATCTTATTTGTCTTCTGATGAAACAAGGATGGAAGAAGTTAGGTCAATTTTTTTCAATATGGTGGCATTATCTTTATTCTTACATTACATTTATACACTTGGAAAAACTCGTTTAACAAAATCTGAGATTTATCAAGGTTTTTTTGAAGCTCCCTTTGTTAGGAAATTCTTAGACCAACAAGGTATAGAGAGACCCACCGAGGAAGGTGCAAAGCATAGAGTACCATTCTTAATAAATCTGTTAGAATCAATAGGAATCGTTAAACAATCCAGAAGTGATATTGAACTATTAGGCTTTTATATAAATAACAAAGTTTTATCGGTAATTGATGAATTTAAAGATATTGATACTCATCAAATTGAAAAACAAATATATTTGTATTACGATAAGGGTGAACATTCGTTAAGTAAGAAACATATAGAATTATTAAGAGAAGTATTTGGTGAAAAATTCCTAACGGCAGAATATCATCTGGAGAAGTTATAATGTACAATAAGTCTCATTTCAATAGTGGCCATATAGCGTTGAATAAACTTAATAAAGACGGAAAAACTCATAGTTCGACTTTAGAGAGAAAAGATATTATACAAACTATACATGCTGTTTATATTGAAGATGCTATAAATTTTTTAAAGAAACTACCTGATAATTCTATCCAATTAATACTAATTGATCCTCCATATAATCTTGATTTAGATACTTGGGATTCTTTTGATAATTACTTAGAATGGGCAAAACTATGGCTTGATGAGATCTATAGAGTGTTAGAGCTTTCTGGCAATTGTGTCATCTTTGGGGGGTTCCAATACCAAGATTTAAAAAAGGGTGACTTACTAGAAATCCTACACTATACAAGACATAATACAAAATTACGATTTACCAATCTTATTATTTGGTACTATAAAAATGGTATGAGTGCTCATAGGTTTTTTGCAAATAGGCATGAAGAAGCAATCTGGTTAACCAAAACAAATAAATACTACTTTAATCTAGATTCTGTCCGAGTACCATATTCACCAGAAAAAAAGAAAGCCGCACTTAAAGATAAGAGATTAAATCCAAAAAATATTGAAAAAGGTAAGAACCCAACCAATGTTTGGGAAATTGGAAGACTCAATGGCAATTCCAAGGAACGTGTCGGGCATCCTACTCAAAAACCTATTGAGTTGGTAAGAAGATTTGTAAAAAGTCTTTCACAGGAAGGATCAATAGTCTTAGATTTTTTCGCTGGTTCAGGAACTACCGGAAGAGTGTGTATTGAAGAAAATAGACATTCAATTCTGGTTGATAATGATTCGGCACTTATATCCTACCTAGATAAACATCTGAATAATAAGGATGACCAACTTAGCCATAAACCATATGAAATTCTATACCATCCAGACTTAAATGGATTATTAGATTTAATGAATATATAGAGTCCGTAAACTTTACTGTGTAACTGACTTTCTCACTCATATGGAATGATGATAATTCTGACTAACACACTAAAATTGAGCTATGATGTAAAAAAATCAATTTTAATAAATGTGGTTTCACCTCTGCTATACGTATGCACAGTCAATACAAAAACGACACCGTTCCCAAGATGTTCCCAGTCTTGCTTTGTATTGTGAGAGATAACAATTTAGGAACTACCTTCTACGTATAAATAAGGCCTTTTAATGCACATTTATTAAAATATTTTTCTTCCATAGATACCTGTCCCTGCTAACAGAATTATTTCTTGTTCTGTAAGAAATTACAGAATGTCACTCCCGGAAGAGCCGGTGTAACCAAAGAAACTGTCACCTGTACTGTCACCTAGACAGTCAGATGGAGGAGAAA